AGTAACAAGTTGTTTCTGTAAATTTTCAAGAACCTCATTTGGGTCAAGGGCTGCCATCGATTACTACCTCCTTTAGGATTTTTTTATAACGGAATACATCAATATTTAGGAAGGGAGAATATTTTTTCACCCTCCGACTGACGGTTTCCCACACAGGGTCATTCAGTCGTTTATCGAAGTTTTTTCCGTACCCAAATATTCTATCATAGATTACCAAACTTTCCAAGCTTATATGTCCACCTAAAAACTTTTTCAATACAATAGGGTGTCCCTTCTTACAATCAAAGACATCATCAACTTTATTATCTGCAAATAATTTCTCCGACTCTTCCTTAAAAAGATATGCCAATGACTGTACCTTCTTCTGCCAATCACTATACCTTACTTCTCCATCCTTAATCATCTCACCAATCCATAATGATTCTGGATCAGCACATGATGTAAAGTTAGATACAAAAAAATCTACTACTTCTTTATCTGATTTCTGTCTTGCAAACTTTTCAAACCAGAACCTATCCTTTCTTTTATAGAAAGCCTCTCTTGTTGCTCTTACTTTACCCGCATACTTATGGTAATCATAGTTATCTTTCGTGAAGTGATTCTTCATCGCAAGGTAACACTTATAGGCATCAAAGGGCATCATCTTCTACTTCGCTATCCAATTCTGTAATGGCATCTACAGGAACTTCCGCTTCTCCTATACGATACCAAGGAACATCTTTACCCGTTTTATAACTTACACGTTCACCAAGATATTCAAGATCGGAAAAACTATTCTCTCGTAATATTGCTTGGAGTCTCCAATGCATCAATTCAGTTTTAGTTGGCATTATAAAAAAGTAATAGGGTCATTTTTTGGTTGGAGTTTTTTTCGCCCTTTTTTGGAATTAAAAAACCAATTTCGCACGGCTAGTGCGTTTTAAAAAGTTTAACTCTTGTGCTTCGTACTTAATCTTTTCTTTGAGAGGTTTAGATATAAGTTTAGGAACTGACTCTAAATCAATAGCATTAATTTCACAGAAAGAAACTATTGCATCAATGTAATTCATCCCCTGATGGTGTTGCACCATACTCTCAATCTCTTGTGCAAACCTTGCGGGACAAAAGAACTTGTCCTTGAGTGCTTGTTCTAATTCATTCTCCATTCTCAGCCCCAGTATTGTGAGATACAAATTCTTTTATATATCGTACTAATAACTTAATATAATCCCCTTTGTTCCTTTTGTCAAATACTTTTACCTCACCACCAGGAGTTACCATGATAGTAATGAGTTTAGTAACAGGAATTTGAGTCAACTCATAGTACGCTGATGCATAAAACATTTCCTGAACGAAATAGTTTTCCATCCATTTCTCAGGTTTAATTTTTGTTGATGTTTTAAAATCTATCACCGCCAGCTCGCCATCATACTCAGCAATGCAATCAACTCTACCCGCAAGACCAAGGTATTCTGAGTAAAGAGTTCTTTCTATAGCGTGTATGTTATTTATCTTATCCAGATATGGTGTCGCATGATGAAACATAAACTTAGTAGCAGGAAGGTAATCCTCCCAGACCAAATCTCTATTCTCCAAATATGCTTGAGCAGCTTCGTGAAAATCTGTGCCACGGGTAGTCGCCTTCTTTGTAATACGATTTGCCTCTTCAATACCAACTCGCTTACGCCAGTCAATAAAGATCTGTCTATTATAAAAGGAAGTAACAGATGTTATAGATGGAACCCAACTACCATCAGGAAGTTGGTAGAGTCTACAACCAGGAGTTTCTCTTTTCTTCAATTCAATATCACCGAGATGATTATGATGAGTAAAATTCATTTAAATAAAAAACTTACAGGACATTTGCTTTCAGATTTAGTCTTAGAAAATAGTTTTGGTCTCCAATCCCTAGACATATTGTTTGCAGAATACTTATTAAATATTTCCTCAACCATTTCAGGATCAGTTTCCTTCTTCAGTATGATAGTATCATCTGGATTGGGAGTATGAAAAGATGTCCTAAAGAGAGGATCTCCCTTCTTTATTATAACAGGTTTTGTCTCATCCACAAGTGTGACCGCTAAACTATTTGTCCTTGCCCAGTTAGATAAGTTAAACCACCCACCTATAGCAATAAAATTATTAGTATAAGAAGTCATTGGATGATCTAAAAATTCCCACCAAACATTATCTTCATATGTCCAGAATAAAAACTTAGGAAATTTTATTTGGACAACTGGTTTAGGTGAATTAAGATGATCATCATCAAACTCTAAGAGTTCTGGTTCAGGACAAACAAGATAGTTATGATCCTCTGTCCTATCAACTCTAAGAGAAAAATCCCTTGGAGAATGACCTACAAAAACTCTACTTGTCTTGTGATTAAAAACAGGACATGCTGATTGAATATAAAACTCTTCAACAAGTTCTGATTGTCTAGTTAAAACATCGTCTGGTGAATACAGACTTACATAATGTATAGTCTTGCTTGACATTAAAGATTCATTTCTAACTTAGTAAGAATATATTCTTTAACTAATCCAGAACGAACTATATCTTCTATACCAAACTCAACGATGTCTACTGAAGACATGTTACGAAGAATCTCCATAAAACTTATGATACCATTCCTCTCATTGGTCTTAATTAAATCAGACTGAGTAGCATCACCACAGAACATAATCTTAGAATTCTCACCTACCCTTGTCATTATACTATCAAGTTCGTGAAAGTTCAAGTTCTGAAATTCATCTACGATAATAATTGCTCTATCAAATGTCGTACCACGAATGAAACTAGTAGACCAGAACCCAATAGTCTCCTGTGCTTTAAGATTACCATAGAGCATTTCAAAGTCTGCTTCTGATGGCATCTCAAACATATACTTTACCATATTCTTATATGGTATCTGATATAAGAAAGACTTATCTTCATGGTCACCAGGAAGGAATCCTATCTCTCTTGTAGAAACAAGTGACCTTACAATATAGATTTTATCATAAGGTGAAGATGGATCTAATACATCTTGGAGTGCATTATACAATGTAATAAAAGTCTTACCAGTACCTGCTACACCATAAGCAATGAGGTTTTTATCCTCTGCATATGCATTGTAAAGTAATTTCTGATTATCGGTGAGGGGTTCTATGTCCCTCATCATATCAGCATTGATTGGTTTCTTTCTTTTCATCTGCTTGGCCGTTAAACCTACACCAATTGGTTGATCGGATTTCTTTTTACGTGGCATACTTAACTATAGTCTCGGTTTTTACGAACATTAGCACCAGGTTGTCTGGAACATCTGTCTAGTACTTCATTCCATCCACTAGAACCTGCTTCCCCTTTGCTTAATAGATCTCCAACTTCTCCGACTCCAGCAACACCTGCTGACCAATCCTTATCCCACTCTGGATTATCCTTTCTCCACTGATCATACTCTTTCATAGTCATAGAAAGTTCTTTTGTTTCTCTTGATTCTTTATGAATCACTGGGTATGTTGGCATAATAAGACAATTGTGTAGTTTTATTTAGACCCACTCAAGGGCTTCAGAGACTGATGGAAATTGTTCAGTAAATACTTTCTTACATTCCTGTGCGATATCCATATGTTCTTTCTGTGTTCCGTGTGCAGAACGTAAATTTATATAGTGTATCCATGAACGACATGAACCAGTCATATAAATTCGTGTTGGTGTTGATAAAGGAAGAACAAATCTTGCACACTCCTTTGCTATACCATCTTCGAGCATCTTATTATAAAGATCCATTGATGCTTTGAAGTGCTCTTCCATTAATATATCATACTTCTGAACCACAAAAGGATCTATATCATCAGTAGAGTTCTGACGATTCTTTGTGTCCTGCCTTCTTAGTTTGGGAAGAGGAATCTTTTCACTTAACAAATTAGCATCAGCATACCTCTGTGAGAACTCTTGGTAAGTAAATGACCTGTGCCTTAATATCTGTGCAGCAAGACCTCTAGTAGTGTTAATCTCTAGTGTCATATATGCTTGCTCAAATACACTCCAATGCCCGTGCTTGATACAGTAACTTAATAGACCAGCAAACTTATCATTGTTCTGGTTCTTTGGATTAGAAACTCTGGCAACATATGCCATATTCTTTTCAGCATCAGGTGTAACACTAATAAGTTTAACCGTCATCATCTTCAAATACCTCATCGTATGTTATATCTGGAGCAGAGAATGCAGAATCTTCAGAACCTGCGTATGCATCTGGGTCAGAATAAACTTCTGATTCCAGTTCATCTACGATCTCTTTCAGAGCTCGAACTAACACTTTTAATTTTGCTTTGTTCATGTCAGTAATTATAGTACAAAAAAAGAGGAGCGTCAATCGCTCCTCTTTAAACGTATATGCAAAGTAAGATTTACAAATAGGTTAACTGCAAGGGACTGCCCCACTCTTAACCTTAAGACCACGATACATTAAATCGTGTCTGTTACGCTGTGTGTTCTCAGAAAGAACTTTTGCGTTGTATTCTTCGGTGTCATAAGCGACACCCCTATAGATGACTTGTGCCATTGGATTGCTCCTAAAGTAGTTGGGTTTTTAATCCGTTCCTTTAGTCGGCTTTTGCGTCCTCATAGCATCCTTCTTCACTGTTGAGTTTGATAATCTGAACGAGTTCAGATCCATTTTCCTGTGAGGTTTGTATCCGAGAAATAAGTTTCTCAGCACCTTCACAAGAAATAACAGCAGCAATTAAGAATTCCATAAGGATGAACGATCCGTTCCGAGTCGGCTTACTTGCGACCTCCTATGAGGTTGAACGATTGTGTTAATAATAACACAGTTATATTATATATGCAAGTATGTTTGTATTCCCTGATACATTATGCTAAAAATCTATCTCGTATACCTGCTGCTGACCTATTATGTTCACATAATTTGTTTACCCATATCCTTTCTGCAAGGGTAACATCCCTATCCAATCTCATTCTACAAACAATTTCAACTAATCGGAGTCTGTACTCTTTGCTTAACATAATCTATTGCTGTAGGGAGTATGGCATATTCCATTCTTTGGATTGCCTTGGTTAATGTTTTAATATTATCGTGAGGGAGAATAGGAACTTCTCTCTGAAGAATTATTTCCCCACCATCCAGTTCTTCATTCACATAATGCACAGTACATCCAGCATATTCTTCACCTGCTTCCATTGCCTGTTCAACAGCATTCAATCCTTTATACTTGGGAAGTAATGATGGGTGAACATTGATGATAGGACACGGGAAAGCAGCAGGATTTTTAATCACTCTCATATATCCTGCAAGGACTATTAAATCTACATTATATACCTCAAATAATTTTATCATCTCATCTTCATTCTTAGCATTGACATAGCAATGATTTATTCCAAATTTATTTGCTCTTCTTACTGCTCCACAATCCTTTTTGTTATGAATCATTAACACAACTTC